GTCTTTTGGAGCTTGGCGACGCCCGTCTCGAGCGCGCCCATTGATACGTCCGACAGATTCGCGGCGTATGCCAACCGGGAAAACGATTCAGCGCTTACATTCGCGCGCTTGGCGGCGTCGCCGATCACGTCGGCCGCCCGGAATGCGTCGGCAATGAATGCGGCGCCAAAGAAACCGCCGCCGGCAATAGCAAAAGTCTTTTGGATCTTGGCCGCCGCGCTTTCGGCGATGTTGACCGCGCGCCCCATATCCGACGACAGACGCGCCGTATTGGCCGCCAGCTCGATAACTAGACTACCTAGACCGGCCATTAGGCCCCCCGAAAATTGTCCACAGATCCTCGACCACGTTTTCGCCGCCGCCCGCCCGCGGCGACTGTTTTTCCTCTTGGCCTTTTCCGGAGTCGATCAGGACCGCGAGATATTCGCAAATGGTCCCAACCGGCAATTTTTCCAACTCAGTCACGACGACGCCAAGCCGCAGCGACAGCTCGATCAGCGCCCGCCGCAAAGGGCGGGCCGTCAGTTTTTTCTTGCGTCCTCGAGACCTTCGTCATCGGCACGATTGAGCTTGAGACCCGCCTCGAGCAACGCGCGCACGTCTTGCTGGTCGGACGCCTGAATGAATGCCCGCGCGCCCTCGACGGTCAGCAATTGAGCGCCGGCGGCGTCGGACAAGTACCATGCTAGCTGTATTGCCAGCCCGGCCGCGTCGTCGGCGCGCGCTTTCAGCGCCTCGGACGCGGCGATCGCCTCGCCGGCCGTGAGCGCCCGAACGCCAACCTCGCCGCCCCTGATCGGCAGCACCACCGCCACCACCCGCCGCGGCGGAACCGCTAGCAGCTCGTCAGCGGTCAGCATCAGGCGAACCACGCCGGCTGATTGCTAACCTTGATCGACATTGCCGCCTGAATGGCGCCATCGACGACCAGGCCCGTCAGAGCGAACGATTTGACCAGGCCGACAAACGCCGACACCTGGCCGCTCGCTAGCGTGATCGTGAATGCTGCGGACGCCTGAACCTCGCGGAGATTGCGAAGCCGCGTCTGACCGGCATCGCTCGCCGCCGGTAGCCACAAATTGCACGCGACATTGCCGGCGTCGAGCAATCCGACCAAATATTCTTTGCCGGTTGATCGCAGGTGTGTTACGTCAATATCGGCCGCTTCGCCGTCGAATGCGCTCGTTATACCTGTGACCTCGCCGACTTCGGTCATCGTCGCCGGCGTCCAGATGCCGCCCGACGTGTAAACGCCATAGCCCTGAGTGGTCGACGTGTCGACGCCTTTCAGCTCGAACGTGTTCGTCGCCTGGTTCGCAATGACGAACGCGCGATTGTTGACCTGCACCGTACCGACGACGCCGGTAATGATGCCGACGCTACCGTTCGCCAACCCGTGAGCGGCCGACGTGACAACGCCAGGGTTTGCATTGGTCAGCGCGGTAATCGTTTTCGTAGCGCCGGACGCCGTCGCCACGCTCAAATACGCTTGCTGTGATTTCTGTGCCATTTTCTGAAACTCCGATAAATGCCGGCGCCGCCGACTTGCTTGTTAAAACGCTAGACCGTCCAGACCTGCCACGATTGGATAATTCGAAAAACATCCGGGTCGACCGACGGATCGAATTCGTCGCGCTCGTCGCTCAATACATGCTTGGCAGTCTCGAGCGACGTCCTAACTACAGCCGCAAGCGCCTTGGCGGCCGCGTAGGTACTGGCAAACGCGTCGACCTGAACCAGATTCGAGTTAAGTCCGCCATTGCCCCTAAGATGATTTTGCGGAACGGTGACGATTCGCTGAAACGTCAGCGCCGGCAATGTGAGCGACTGCGGACGCATTAGCGGCCCCATGCGATCGCCCACGATTGCGGTCACTGCAGCGTCAACCGATAGGACCGCGAAAACCGTCTCGAGCGCGTTAGCCATTTAGAACCCCAACGCCGCGCGACGGAACCGGCGCCCGGACCGAGCTTGCGCGGCCTCTGCGACCTTGAGAATTTCACCCTCGAGAGCCGCGCGGATATTGTCCAGCGCCTTGACCTTTTGGGATTCGAACGCCGGACGCATGAACGGCCGCGCCGCGACCGCCGTCACGATGCCGCTATGTCCGGAACCCTTGCCGCGTTTCTGCAGGTAGCCGGTTTTCTTGTTCCCGACCAAATGCCCAAACTCGACAAATTTCCAGTAATACGCGTCTCGGCCTTTCTTGGCCGCGAGCTTGCCATGCCGGACGCCAATAATTCGCGACTCGTACTCGAGCTTTGAATATTTCGAACGCTTGCTATAGATCGAGCGGCGTGTCAGTCCGCTATCGACTGGCGCCATCGCGCGCGCGGCCGACACAATCAGCCTGGCGCCCTGCGCTAGCGCGCCCTGCAATGCTTTGCCGCGTAGTTTCTCCGGCAACCGTTCAAGCAACGTCACCCGAAGATCTTCGAGCCCCTCGACCCGGATAACGTCCATCACGACACCGCCGCCGCGGCGAAAATCTCTAGTCCGTGTTTTCGGCCGATCCTGCCGATATAGGAAATGTCATAACTTCGGCCGTCAGACACTACCCGGTCAGTCTGCAGAACGTCGGAGCGGTAGCGAATCCTAAACCGCGTCGCTAATTCCGCTTGCGTACCGCCGGCCGCGAAAAATTCACGCCCGCGAACGTCGAGCTTTTCCGCCCAGACGGTCGCATAGGTCGCGAACGTTTCGACCTTTTCGCCGGTAGAATTCTGCGCCGACAATGTCCGATGCTGAATATCTATTCGGCAATCCAGCGCGCCGGCGCGCATTAGTAGAACCGCCGATATGGAGCGACTAACGCGTCTACTGCCTTTGGCATATCGACAACCGACGTCCCAACGACGACCGCCTCGCGGTTTTCGTACCAATGCCCAACCAGCAACAGCAATGCCTGGCGCAACGCTTCCGGCGTATCGCTCGGCGTCGCGCCAAACCCCGCCACATAGCGCACCGTGACCGCGTCCGTCTGGTCGCGGACCGCCGGCCAGGCAATCCCATACGCCGGCGCGATCGTCGGAACGTACCGCTTGAGCGCTGCCACGTATTGATTTGAGGCTAAGACCTGAGTCGCGCCGGCCGTGTCGACATAGCTTATCGACGTGATCGACTGCGCCGGCGCCCGAGGCAATTGAATAACCTCCGGCCATTCACAGTCTAACGTCGCGTCGAGCGTCTGAGTCGCAAAACACAGCCCGCACATATCCTCGAGATATTGTCGCGCCGCGAGAATGTAGTTCACCAAAAGACCGTCATCATCGGAATTGTCGACGCGACAATGTGCCAGCGCTTCCGACAACGTGACCGGATCAAACGTCGGCTTGGTGACGATGGAAAAATTCATTGCTGCAAAGTCCGACGCGCTTGCGCGCGCCGGACCTCTTTTGCCGTTTCAGCCTACGGAACGACTTGGATAACGGACGCGTTATCGACCAGCGACGCCGGCTGAAAACGCAAGTCCGAACCGAACAGAATGCCCGCCACGGTTCCGCCCGTCACGCCGCCGGTCACAATGCGGACCGCGACAAACGAGAAACCGCCGTCGACGTCCAGCTCATCGGCCCGCATCGAAATAACGACCTGCTTCGAGTCGTTCGCGGCCGCACTCGCCGCTAACTGCGTGATCGCCTTCGCCGACTTCGCACCGGCACCGCCGGAGCTTGTCGCCTGGTAGATCGCGACGTCGATCGTTTCCGATGCCATGTCGCCCAAGTGAACGACGGCCGTGATTTCGCCCGCGTTTTTGGCCGACACATAGGAAGAAACGAGCGGCGTCGAATTCGCCGTGCCCTGGACGGCGACCAAAATCGCCATTTGCTCTGCTAACATTTTCTGAACTCCTCTTGAAATTTGACTGCAACGCCGGCGACTCGGAAGCCGCCGGCGTTACACCTGAACCCATCCCGTCAGCGACTACCGAGCCGCCAGCGTGACAAATGGCCCGTAGGTCGTGCTGCCGTTCTTGGCCGCGATCGTGCTGGACCACCACGGCTGACCACCAAGCCGCAGCGAAAACCGGAACGCCGTCACACCCTGGTCAAACCACAGGTGAATCGAAGAATCGGATTTCAGGCCGGAAGCCTTCTGGACCGCGGCGTATTGCGGCATGGCCGAGAAAATCAGGTCGCCCACCGTGCCGAGCGTCTGGCACGCCTGCGTCGGAATGATCGGCCGGCCGAACAGCGACGCATACGGCGCCCCGCTGATCCCGCCCGGCGGCATCCAAACCAGCGCGCCACCCGTCGCCGTACCCGCGGCCGCCGGTCCAATCTGCAGACCTGCGCCCATGAGCTGCGGTTCGGTGTCCGGATGCGCCAGCCAAACAGCGGTCGACCGCCACCGCGCCGGCATCCTGGCCCACATTTTGATCAGATTCAGACCGTGAATTGTGGCCGCCACCTGCGAGCCTTCCGCAGCCTGCGAGACCGTGCAACCGGCGTTCAGAATACCGAGCGGCTGCCCGGCGCCTGAACCGTTGATAATCGCGTCCGTCACCTTGAAGTCCAGAACGTCGGCCGCCTTGTTTTGCACGTAGGACCCGAGCGCCGGCGCATCCTCGAGCAATTCGTCAGTGACCGGAACCAGCGCCGTCAGCTTGTGCACGCGAATCGTCGTGTTTTCGAGCGCCGGCTTTTTCTGCGTATAGGCGGCCGCTTCGCCGTCCCAATAGCCCTGAATGCCGGCCGTACCCCACGGCGTCGCTTCATCTTTTGGCACCGTGATCGAATAGCCGCCCGTCTGCACCTGGTCGCAGCGACTCAGCAGCGAATCCTCGCCCGTCACTTTCTGCAGGATCGTCGCGCGGAATTCCGGCGGAACGGCAAAACCACCGTCGGCGCCGACACCTTCCGACCCGTAAGTCGAAAGCGCCGCATTCTCGAGCCGGTTGTCGACCTGGCGCCCACTCACGGCACCCTTGACCGCCGATGCGAACTCGCCGAAATTCAGCCAGCCCCAACGGTTTTTCTGCTCCGCCGTCTCGAGCGCGCCGCGGATGCTGCGAGCCGGCAAGCCGCCCGCATTCGCCGCCGCCGCCACGCCTTCCGGC